AGATGTAGGCAAATTACAAGCTTTTGTCAATGGTGATTTAGGCGAGACTTGGGAAGAAAGGGGTGATTCTCCAGATTGGGAAAATTTGAAACGAAGATCTGAAGACTATAAAATTGGCTCGATACCCAAAGAAGCATTGCTTTTGTATGCTGGTGTTGATGTTCAAAGAGACCGCTTAGAGTGCCATTTGATGGGCTTTGGGCGCAATAGAGAGAAGTATTCTATTGAGTATCAAGTATTTAAAGGTGATACGTCAAAATATGAAGTATGGGAGCTTTTAAAAAAATACCTTGATACCCCTAAGATCAATCACTGGGGTAATCTTCAAAATATTTGTAAAACAGCAATTGACTCTGGTGACCAGACTCAGTTTATTTATCACTTGATTCGGACCTGGAATGATGACAGTATCATAGCAATCAAAGGCTCTAACAAATCTGTTCAAATGATGCCAATAGGTCAGATGAAAAGCGTTGATTATCGACCCAAAAATCAACGAAGAGTGCGTAATGGTGCTAGCTTTCTTGAAGTCTATGTATCTTATTTAAAGAGAGAGATTTATCAATCTTTAGCTTTAAAAGAACCATTACAGCCTGGTGACCCTTATCCAAATGGTTATATACATTTGCCTAAGTACGATGATTTCTTCTATGAACAGTTAACATCTGAATACTTGATCGATAAAGTTATAGGTGGACGCAGGGTTTACAGGTGGGAGGTTGAAGAAGGCAAACGTAATGAGGTGCTTGATACTACTGGGTATGCAATTGCAGTAAGTTACATGGACGGCATTAATCGACTCACTGATGAAGATTGGGATGAAATTGAGCGTCAGAACTCTATGAAATCTAAGGGTTTACCATCTTCGCACGTCAAGCAGAATGTAAAACAAGAAGAGTACACTAAGCCTGCACAAAACAGCAGTATTTGGGATCATTCAATGGAGTCTATTTGGTAATGAGTATAAATTTAGTAGATCAGTTAGAGAAACTCAAAAGAGCTTACTACAGTGGCTCTTTGAAAGTAAAATTTGATGAAAAAGAAGTTACTTATCGAAGCCTCAACGAGATGAGGGCGATTATTTCAGATTTAGAAAGAGAGATTGAGGGCTCAAATAACCCCAATAGCTCTTACATATCTTTTATAGCAGATAAGGGGCTTTAAATCATGGTCATAACAAGCATTTTAAAATATTTTTCACCCGAAAAAGCCTTGCAGCGCATGCATTATAAAGAGGCTGTCAGGCACTACGAGGCAGCGAGTAGGAAAGGTAAATTTGGACTTTGGAGAGCGGATCGAAACCAAGCTAGCACTAGAGAGCGTGATACTATAGCTGATCGCTCAACCGACTTGACTAAAAATAACCCTTTTATAAAAAAAGGCTTTAAGACTATTACTAACAATGTAATTTCAACTGGAATTACGCTTGAAATAAACACAGAAAAAGAAAAAAACGAAGCTATTTATAAACAGCTTTGGAGCAACTGGGCTCTCAGTACTAAGATAGACACTACTGGAAGACGTAGCTTAAACGGTTTACAGCGCAAAATTGTTTATAACTTAAGCAAAAACGGTGAAGTCTTTATAAGAAAAATCGTAAACCTTAATGCTCCTAAGGATGAAATACCTTGGCAACTGCAACTTTTAGATCCTCGTATGATCGCTTCGACTTCTGAATATGAAGATGGCATCGTAAAAGACGATTACGGCAAGCCTATGAGGTATATTTTCAAAAAAGACTTAACTAAGTTGGCTTATGGTGATAATTTGGTTGAAGTTGATGCAAGCGAAATTATTCACGTTTTCGATGACGAAGATTGCGGACAATCACGCGGTTTAAGCATTGGACATACGATTATCACAATATCTAAAAATCTTGATGATTATATGTACGCTCAACTGGTTAAGCAAAAGATTTCAGCTTGCTTTGCTGGTTTTTTTAGATCAGATGATAATGCCCCAGGAATTCCAAAAAGCCCTGAAGGTTTTAGTGAGCAACGCATTGAACCAGGTGTAATCAAAAAACTAGATTACGGCGAGAGTATGACTTTTAGTGACCCACCGAAGGTGGATGGTTTTAATGGCGTTATTGAATGGATGTTAAGAAGCGTTGCAGCTGGTATGGGGGTGTCTTATGAGTCTCTTACTGGTGACTACTCTAAAGTTAACTATAGCTCTGGGAAGCTCGGCGCTGATGAGGCGCATAAAAACTATAATGCTATTCAAGACTTGATGATTGATATTTTTTGCTCAGCCGTATTTGAGATGTTTAAATCTGGCTGTGAATTAATTGGCAAAAATCCTGATAGAGATAAGCTTGCTGGAACTTGGATTAAGCCGCGTAGAGCTTTCTTGGATCCCAACAAAGAGACCACGGCAATGATCAAGCAAGTAAGAAGTGGTTTTATGAGCTGGTCTGAAGCTGTTAGAGAGCTAGGCAGGGATCCCGAAAGTTTATTGATGCTCGTTGAAAAATACAATAAGCTTATTGACGAGAAAGGGATCAAGTTTGATTCCGACCCTCGGAGAATTACTTTGAACGGCATTTTACAGCTGGCAGACGAAGAAGAGGATGAAGATGAAGATTAAAAACGCAGGTTTAACAAGAGATTTATCTGTACTGGCTCAATCTCTAGACGAGGAAAAAAGAACGGTAGATATACAGTTTGTTTCCGACGCAGAAGTGGAAAGAAGAGATTTTTGGGGTGATAAATACTTTGAAGTGCTTACGCCCGAAACTATGCGCACTGAGAGAATAACTCAAGCAGGTTCATTGTTGTGGAACCACTTAAAAGACGAGCGAATAGGTAAAGTTTTATCAGTTAATCGCGATATAGCCACTGTTCAACTAAGCAGAAACGCACAAGCCGAAGAAATTTTTCAAGATATTAAAGATGGGATTGCTCCTGCCATTTCAGTCGGGTATAGAGTTCACGACTTTGTCGTTGATCCTGTAGTCGAGGGTGATGGAACTGTAACTATAAGAGCGACCGATTGGGAACCTTATGAAATTAGCTTTGTAAGCATAGCTGCTGATATTAGCTGCGGAGTTAGAAGCCAGCAAAATGATGAAAGTTTATTTATAGAAATTAAAACTGATAATGAAAATCAGAAAAGGAATGATGAGATGCCAAATGAAAAGCAAAATATTGATACTACTAATAAAGATCATGAGAGATCTATTGACGAAGCTAGAAAAGAGTCTAGCAAAACAGCAAGTGAACAAACACGAAACTTGATGATTGATGTTATCAAGTTGTGTGATAAGCACAATGTTGATAGTGATACTAAGACTAGATATCTTGAAGATGGATTAAGTCTTGCTGATGTACAGCGTGACATTCTAGAGGGCCTTCATGAAAGGCAAGAAAAAACTAAAGTTAAGTCAAGTGCTGGTCACATTGTAAGAGATCAAAGAGATACAGATATTGAAGGTATTGAAAATGCTTTGCTTTCTCGCTGTTCTAGTACCAAAACCAAGCTAGATGATAACGGTAAAAGATTTAGATCTGATAGCTTGTTTGATATCTGCAAGCGTTTTGCGAGTTCGGCAAATATAGTTACCGAAGGTGAAAGTAAAGACAGTATTATCACACGCGTGATGTCTACTGGTGACTTTACTAAGGTTTTAAGCAGTGTTACCAATAAAATTATACTTAACGAATACGGTAGCGAGGAGTTAAATTTCACTAAATTTGCCGTCAGGAATGATTTAACCGACTATAAACAATCAGACATTATTGATATTAGCTCTTCAATTAAAATGAGCCTAGTTAATGAAGCTGGCGAGTACAAAGACCAAAATATTCAAGCCTCAGGTGAAACTTGGAGGCTTCGTAAATACGGTGCTGTCGTAGGTATGACTCGTGAAATGATCATAAATGATGATATCGGCTTGTATGACAGGACTATATCTGGAATCGGTAAATCAATTCGCAGAAATATGCTGGATGTATTCTGGGAAATGTTTTTAGCCAATCCCAAAATGTCGGATAGCGTAGATTTTTTCCATGCGGGTCATAAAAATTTAATTACAAAAGCGTTTGGCGATGACGGTCTATCGGATCTTGATGAAAAAATTGGATTACAAAAGAGCAAAGGTAAGGCTGGAGAACCACTAAATCTCAACATGTCATATTTGATTGTCCCTAGAAATCTGAAACGTTTAGCTAAGAAATTCATGGTTAGTGAATTTGTGCCAGGTACAACTACTGAAGCTAATATACACCAAGGTGCGTACGAGGTTATCAGTGAAGCTCGCTTGCAGCAAGGAGTTGGCAAGCAATCAGGCAGTACAACTGCTTACTATGGTATTGCTGATCCAGCGCAAATAGAAGGTTTCTTCTATGGGTTCTTGAATGGTCAAGAGACTCCAGATGTAATTGAGATGCCAGAAGGTAATGTTGATGCTACTAGATTTAAGATTCGTCATGACTTTGCTGTTAAAGCGGCTAATTACAATGCGGCAGTTAAATCCACTGGTACAACAGCTTAGGGTGACAGTAAACTTTTTATTCAATAGATATAAATAATAATTAATTTAAAAGGATATAAATTAAAATGCAAAATTCAATTCAACCAGGTGAAACACTGGATTTCATCGCGCCTAACATCGCTGGAACAGGGAAAATAGCTAGCGGTCAGCCACATTTAGATAATGATGTTTTTTACGTGGCTGCCACGGAAGCCGCTGAAGGTGAATCAGTAGCTGGCGTTACGGTCGGTGTATTTGAGCTTACCAAGAAATCAGCTGACAATATTTCAACCATGACCAAAGTCTACTGGGATAGTACAAATAGAGAAATTACCACTACTGCTAGTGGCAACAAGCC